GGGTCCCATCAAATGAGAGAATGCCGTCATCGCCTAGACAAGTGGAGAATGGATTTAGTACTTGTCCAGTTTCGTATGCGGCTGTGTGTTGAAGGGATCGGTGTATCAGGTTCTCATCCGCGTTAGTTCCTCCAGAACCTGACCCCATTCCGTGTCTACCTTCCACAGTAACATCATTCGTACAAACTATAGGAATGTTGAACTTCTGTGGATACACTTTTTCTATATGAGGATGATACTGTCGGTCGAATTCATACAGTACCAATTCTCGTCCTACATCTTGAAGATGGGTGTTGATATGCTGGTCGAATTTGGAAAAGTCAGTTGCAACTACTAGGTCATCACTCCTCTTAGTGTCAAATAACTTAGTCACCTGCTTCTCAACAGCTCTCAGGGAGATAAGAGCTGGGAAAGTCCCATCAGTTTGCCAAGCCTTAATTAAAGGTTTGTAGAACTGTAATTCGAGTATGTTTAATCCAAATGGCATCATCCATACGACTCGTTGTTTAACGTCCTCGTCGTTTCCGCCGCCTTGTTGTCCTCGCCATCCCAATATGGCTACCCAGTTATCATACCCAGACTCTAATAATTTTAGCGTCTCATCAACTACTGAATTCCTTCGAATAAACTCAGGTGCACCGCTATTAGTATTGAGTTTCATCTCAGCGATGGTGTTCTTGTAGTTGGAGAGGGATAAGCTCCCCCTACGTAGTTCTGCCTTGACCTTAGTCAGAACTTCGCGTGGAATCGGTCTTACATCATCTTTAGGTAGAGTAAAGTATGATGTTACATCGTCCAATCTTTGCTCGAACGGAAGCATGATAGAATAAGGCCCAACCTTACTTTTCTGCTCCATTTCAATTTCGTACAACCCTGACATCAATGAGTTAACGTCTTTAGCGTCAATCACCTGCTGCCACTGCTCGAGCACTTTAGCTCTAGGGGCTCCGTTCCAAAACGGGGTACGATAATCGTCGGGTTGACCTCTTTCCGTTCTATCTAGAAAGCTATTCAGCCCGGGGTTTGGCAAGTTGAAGTACTTTGCCAAGTCTGTCTTTACTATCTT